GGCGACCCTGTTGCTGGCACTAATGCTACATGGTCATCATTACCAGCTGACTTATTTCCTTTTATTAATACATATAGTCAAACAGTTAATTTTAACTTTGGTCAAAGACCATTCACATACACACCTCCTACAGGCTTTGTAGCACTAAACACATTTAACCTTCCTACTCCTACTATATTACAGGGCAATAGGTTTATGGATGCAAGTCTTTATACAGGTAATGGTGCAGGTCAAACTATTGTAAATAACGGTCAATTTTATCCTGATCTAGTTTGGATTAAATCAAGAAGCAATGCAACTAATAATAATTTATTAACTTCAGTTTTATCAGGCTCTAATATTTTAAAATCTAACTCTACTGACGGTGTTGTTGGAGTTACTAATGCAGTAACCACATTTAATTCAAATGGATTTACTTTAGGTTCTGACTCTGGTTCTATTGGTGTTAATATCAATGGAAATACTTATGTAGCATGGCAATGGTTAGCTGGAGCTACTACAGGAACTACAACTAATACTAATGGTTCAATAACATCATTTATTAATGTTAATACTACTTCAGGATTTAGTCAGGTTTATTGGACAGGAACTGCGGCTAATGGAACATTAGGTCATGGACTTGGCGTTGCGCCTAGATTTATTATAACAAAATGTAGAGGAGCTTCTACTGATTGGGCAGTATGGCATACATCAATAGCAAACACACAATATTTAATTTTAAATTCAACAGCGGCTGTTGCTACTGGTGCAACATGGTGGAATAGCACATCACCAACTTCAAGTGTATTTAGTGTTGGCTCATCAAATCCAACTAACGCTGCAACAGCTATGGTAGCTTATTGCTGGGCAGAAATACCAGGATTTAGTCGCTTTGGTAGTTATGTTGGTAACGAAATTCAAAATGCAGGCCCATTTATATACACAGGATTTAGGCCTAAATATGTTTTAATTAAAAATACTGTAAATTATGATTGGCATACTTTTGATTCTGTTAGGAGTCCATATAACTATTCTGGATGCAATGTTTTAAAACCAAACAATGCAACTGCAGAATTAACAGCTAGAAACGATGTGCAAATTGATATATTAAGTAATGGTTTTCGTTTAATAGGAAACGATGTTGCTATTAATGGAAACGGAAATACTATAATTTATGCAGCATTTGCAGAAAACCCATTTAAAAACAGTAACGCAAGATAAAGGAAAAATATGGCACATTTCGCACAACTTAACGAAGAAAACATAGTAACACAAGTAATTGTAGTTGCTAACCAAGACACAGCCGATAAAGACGGTGTAGAAAACGAAGCAATAGGTATTGCTTTCTGCACTAACTTACTTGGTGGCAATTGGAAGCAAACATCTTACAACGGTAACATCCGTAAGAACTATGCAGGTATTGGGTATAAGTATGATGCAGATTTAGACGCATTTATACCGCCTCAACCTTACGCTTCATGGTTATTAGATGAGGAAACAGCACAATGGAAAGCACCTGTTGACTATCCTACAGACGGTGGTCGCTACACATGGAATGAAGAAACACTAACTTGGGATGCAATCAATGAACAACTATAATTGGAAGCTTTTAGAGGTAACCGCAGAGGATGATCTAATTACTCATGCCTATTTTCATGTAACTGCAACTGACGGTGAGAATACTGTAGAAACAGAAAGCAATCACTATTTTAAAGGCAAAGAAATTACTATTCCTTATGCAGATGTCAGAGAAAAAACAATTCTAGATTGGATTGATCAGGAAACAACCGTAGATGGCGTTTCTAGTATAAAATCTCGTTTAGACGAACAATTATCAGAGCTTAAAAAAGACAAAAAAGTTGGCTTTCCATGGCTCGCTAACACATTTACACCTAATATTTAGGACAAATCATGGCAAAACCAATAGATATTATCTCAAGAGCAATGAAAGACATAGGTGCGTTAGCTTCAGGTGAAGTTCCAACGGCAGAGGAAGCACAAGACGCTTTTGATATGTTAAATGACCTTATTGACCAATGGTCAAATGAGGACATGATTGTTTTTAATATTACAGAGATTATTTGGCCTGTTATTGCAGGACAAGTTCAATACACTATTGGCCCTAACCACGCATCACCTAACTTTATTGGCGCTCAATTCACAGGTTCTATCACAGGTAATGTTTTAACCGTAACTAACGTATTATCAGGCGCAGTTGCACAAGGTCAAACTATAAGTGGATCAGGTATTGTTGCTGGCACTCGTATTTTAGAAAACCTAACAGGCGCAGGTGGTAATGTAAACTTTCAAGGCACATATTTATTAAGCGTAACTTACCCAAGCCCTGTCGCATCAACCACTATTCAAGCTTACTACCAAAAACCTCTTAATATTGATTCTGCGTATGTTCGTATTAATACCAATTCAAACGGCCAACCTATTGTAAACGGTGGTTTAGATTACCCAATAGCTATATTAGCTTTGGATGACTACAACATGATTGGATTAAAGACTTTAAATGGCCCATGGCCAAAAGCCCTATATTTCAATCCTAATTCAGATTCAGGAAACGTATTTGTATGGCCTAATCCTGCACAAGGTGAAATCCATATGTTTGCTCAAACATTGTTTAGAAACTACGCTTCTATTAATGACGATATAAACCTTCCACAAGGCTATTCTATGGCGCTACGTTGGTGTTTAGCCGAACGTTTGATGCCTATGTATGGTAAGGCTTCACAAACCCAAATAGCGATGATTGTAGCGTTTGCTGCACAAGCTAAAGCAACATTAAAACGCACCAATATGAAACCTATGCAATCTGCACGATTTAACGATGCACTATTATCTAGCCGTCAAAAAGATGCAGGCTGGATACTAACAGGCGGATTCTTTAGATAATGGCTGATTTTGGATTTGTAGGCCCAAGTTATGAAGCACCTTCCATTTATCAAGATGGCCAAGAGTGTATTAACTTTAGGCCTGAAATTGATCCATTAAAAGGCGAGGGCAAAAGAGGTGTTGTAGCTTTATATCCCACACCTGGATTATCTTCTAAAATTACGTTTCAAAACGCCCAAGAAGTTCGTGGTATGCGAACCGTTTCAGGTGGCGATTACATGGTGGCTGTGGTCGGACAATATGTATATGTTTTAACCAATGAATTAACGCCAACTATGGTGGGTCAATTAAATACCTCAACAGGTCGTGTAGGTATATCTGACAATGGCTTAAATGTTTATATTGTTGACGGATCATATCGCTACACATGGCGTATATCTACTCCTTCAAGCGCTTTGTTTACAGGCTCTATTTCAGGCACAACTTTAACAGTTACCGCAGTCACACAAGGCACAATTGGTGCAAGCCAATCTTTATTTGGTTTAAATGTTACCGAGCAAACTGTTATTACAGGCCAATTAACAGGAACAACAGGTGGTATTGGCACATATTCAGTTAATTTAAGCCAAACTGTAGCTTCTACATTAATGAATTCTGCCGCTGTAGCTTCAGTATTAACAGCTTCAATGTCAGGCACTACTTTAACTGTAACAGCTACCACAGGCACTTTATTCCCTGGCCAATCTATTCAAGGCGCTAGTGTTATAGCTAATACCATGATTACAGCTTTGGGTTCAGGCACGGTATTAAGCCAAACTATTGCAACGGCTGGAACAGGATACGCTGTAAACGATACTGTAACCGTTTTAGGCGGTGTTTTTGGAACAACACCTGCAACTTATACAGTTACAGCTATTGGCGCTGGTGGAGCTGTAACAACTCTTCTATTAACCAATTCAGGTAACTATACTTCTGTCCCAGCTAATAATGTTTCTACTTCCTCAAGCGGATCAGGCACAGGCTTAACATTAACAATTACATTTGGAACAGGAGCTGGTAGCACAGGTAATTACCTTATAAGCACAAGCCAATCTGTAGCTTCACGCACAATGTATGCTTTAAACTTTAGTGTATTACCTTCATCTGACGGTGCATTTGAAGGTGGTAATACGCTTGATATTGTAGATAACTATTTTGTATTTAATAAAGGCGGCACTCAACAATACGCAGCTTCTAACCCTTTAAGCCCTATTACGCCACCATTAAGCTTTTCATCTAAAGACGGATCGCCTGACGATTTAGTATCTTTAATTGTAGTTAATCGTGAAGTATTTTTACTTGGTGAAGCTTCATCTGAAGTATGGGTTAACGTTGGAACGTTCCCTTTCCCTTTCCAAAGAATACCTGGCACAAACACACAACATGGCATAGCAGCCAAATTTTCTATGTCTAGACTAGGTAATTCATTTGCTTATGTATCTAGAAACAATCGTGGTGAAGCGCAAATTATGCAAATGCAAGGTTACGTTCCCACACGCATTTCAACTCACGCTGTAGAGCAAACATTGTTAAATCAATATATAGATGACGCAGTAGCTTGGACTTATCAACAAGAAGGTCACGAATGTTATGTGGTTTCATTCCCAACATTAGACTTAACTTGGGTATATGACATATCTACAGGAATGTGGCATAAATGGTTATGGGTAGATACCACTAATACTTATCATAGACATCGTGGTAATTGCTCTGCTGTATTTCAAGGCAAGGTATATGTAGGTGATCATTCTAACGGTCAAATCTATTTACTTGACCCTTCTAACTATACCGACAACGGTGGTGAGATTCGTAGATTACGCAGAGCGCCTCATATTGTAAGCGACTTACAACGTCAGTATTTAGAGGAATTACAAATCCAATTTCAACCAGGCGTAGGCAATCAAGTTGATCCAGGTAAAATACCTCAAGCTATGCTTCGTTGGTCTAATGACGGCGGTTCTACTTGGTCTTATGAGCATTGGACTTCTATTGGTAAGGTTGGTCAGTATAATAATCGTGCTATTTGGCGCAGATTAGGTTGGTCTAGAGATAGAGTTTTTGAGGTAGTAGTTACAGACCCTATAAATGCGGTTATAATATCTGCTAATCTAAAAGCAACCGTAGGTGAGAATTAATGGCTAATAACATTTATGGCACAAGCCAACAAAACCCTTATCCACAGTCGGAGTTTTTAGATTCTACGACCAAAAGACCAACTCGTGCTTGGCAACAATTCTTTTTAAACTTGCTTAATTTTAGTAGTTCACAAACAGCAACTACAGGAACAGCAACGTTACCTGCTAAACCAGCAGGCTTTATTAATGTAACGGTTAACGGAAAGCCGTTTAAGATTCCGTATTATAATGAGTAATAAAGCTATAAATGCTATCTATTTGTCTATAAAAGACAGATTAAACATCACACCTGAACAGTTTGCAGAGGCTATGCAAGATTGGGAGTTTGTAGAACTTAAAGAAGGTGACGATGTAATTGGCGCTGTAATGGTAAAAGAGAACGAATTGCACATAGGCTATTCTAAAAAACCTAAATTTAGTATTAGAAAGCACTTAAGAGATACATTAAGAAAAACAATAGATTTATACGGTTCAGCAAGAACAACTGTAATGAAAAGAAATGAAAAAGGTATTAACTTCTGTAAACGTCTTGGTTTTGAAGTAGAAAAAGAGGATCAAGACAGACTTTATTTAAAATGCGATAGGTGCAATTATGTTTAATCCAAGATTTGTAGGTATTTTAAAACATCCAGGCTATAACGATCCGTTCTCGGCTGC